CTTGGAAACATATTTATTATTTTTTACCAGATCATGTATCATCAAACCGATGAACGACTCATTAGTGAACTCGTCTAGACCGCAAAATGTTTTGTTCTTGCTGGTGTATTTTTTGAGAGTCGGCTTCTTAAACTTGCTGCTCTTATAGATGGATACATCATTTGGATCGCTGCACTTGAAGTATTTGTATGGGATTCCAACCTTACCCTTGGGACCGAGCAACTTCAAAACGCTTGCTGATTTATTCCGAGAACAAGATGTAGAAGATTTTTGAAAAAGGTTGCAGTGTTGGTTGTTAAACGGATATAGATCCATCTCAACATAGTCTTTGAATTGATTAAACACGGACATCTCTTTATTTATAACGTCTAGTATTTTTTGGGATCTGGAAAACAGATCATAAATGAAAAATCTACGAAAAAAATGGAAAACAGATCAGAAAAAAAAGAAAATCCGTAAATACGTTGATAGAAGAGTTCATTATTCAGAACTCTTCTCCGACCATCTGTATCAAGAAAAATGATGACGCGCCATCGCAATGCGCGGCTGTGCGCCCGCGACAGACACATGAAGTTTATCTCTACTGTGAAGAGTAAACTGATTGATGGGCACAAGCAGCGCCCGCGGGGACCTGACGGTTGTGTGATCAAGCAGAAGGTCCGCCGGAGTAATCAACAGTCATTTTTTGTAGAGTATGCTGGCAGTACTTCGGAGAAGAAGGTCGCTGCTTCTTGGGGCGGGAGGGCAATGCGCTTCATTATTGAGGAGAAGAATGCACTACCATTGTGGATCAAGGGCGAGGCGAGCATGGTGACCTTCATGTGCAAGAAGAATAACCAGAGCCAAGCGCAGAAGATTGCATCTGGTGTGACGTTTCATTTGGCGTCGGATGCTGTGATCGAGCTGGCATTCCTTGCAACTGGCAAGGAATTTTTAGGGATGGGGCTTGCGAGGTGGACGATCTCATCCGGTGCACGGGAGTTGCACTCGTCTGGTATTGCCCTGGACACGGTGGTGGTCGTGCAGTCGTGTCCGACGGCGGTAGGTATGTACACATCATGCAGCTTTGTGGTCGCGAGCAGCAGGCGGAGGGAAGAGCTTGAGAGCAACTTGAGGCATGATTGGGAGACTAGCTGCGTTTTCATGGAGACCACTCTTGGAGCGCTGATAGGGTGCACTAGCAACCGGTTGATCACGAGCGGCTTCCTTGACGTGGTGTGGGAGGGCGAGACGTTCCCGGACGTGATGATAGTCGGCGAGACGTTCCCGGACGTGATGATAGTCGGCGAGACGTTCCCCGACGTTTTGATAGTAGATTAAGCAATAGAAATTATAAATCACATTGACTTGAAATAAAAAAATAAAAAAATAAAAAATAAAAAAATATATATAATAAATGACTCGTAAACTACAGAAAAAGATAACCGGGCAGATTTTAGAAAATCACGTGAAAGCTATGCAGGAGAATAAACGCAGACAAAAGGCCATCATAGAATTCAGACATCCTCTGATATCAAGATTGAGCTCTAAGAGCTTGAGTAGACTTTCACAAACAAGTACAGATATGCGTGCAGCCTTTGAAAAACAAGCAAAAAAAAAAGCAATAAAAGAACATTTTCAGCAAAAAATGAAAAATGCCAAGAGATTGAAAGATGTCACTCGGATAGCCAGAGAACACAGAAATAAACGTGTTTTCAATACGAGAGAGCTCATGTTAAAAGGTGGATTTCCAACTATATTGACTTATAGAGGACAAACACAAAATGTGAAAAACAAGATGAATGCAGCTGGATTTAATAAAAGTAAGCATGTTGCGGACAAGTGGAAGAAGATTGACTGGGCCCTATATCATACGTACAATTGCATAAGAACGGGAGAGTGTGTTAACATATGGAATAATACTGTTCTGAATAGAAATAAGCCGAGTGAAATATTTAAATTTTATTCAGGACTGAATTTGTCAGAATTAAACTCAATTGGTTTTTAAATATACTTTGGTTGGCAGAATTGAAAAAACAAATAAAAAAGTGATAGCAAGAAAGGCACCTACGAACAAATTATTCGCAGATGCATTTTTTAGGTTTTCAGTTGTAATTAAGACAACAAAGAGTGGAAGTCAAGAGAGCGGATGTATAATTAATAACCGGAACGGACAGAATTTTCTGGTCAGTGGCGAATGGTGAATTTTGCCAGTTCTGAAAGGAGTCAGAACACTGCGTGAATGTTACTAACATTGAATTCATTTGCGGAATCCGCGGTTTTTCGCAAATCTCAGCGCATTATTTATTTTGGACTTTCTATTCTGGTTAATAGCATTGGATGACTTCATCCCGTATGCTTTCCGAAGTTTCGCATTTGCCTGCATCACCATTTGTAAATGTCTTTCTCTTTGATTCAAATTATTGTTGGTGATATTACCGTGGAGATGTTTGATCAATGAGCGCCGATTGTTAACTGGCGCGAGAGGTCCTGATTTTTTATTGGCAAGTGCACGTTGAAGGCTATCCCAGTGCGCCTTGGATACACGCTTTGATTTTTGAACTTTCTTTGTGATTTCTTTTAATTTCAAAACTTTATTACGGAATGTCTCTAGTTCCATTTTTTCGTTAGTTAAACCTCTCATGACGTTTTTAATATTTCTCTCAAAATGAAGGCTATTTAGTGGGAGTTTTTTGAGAAGTTTATTACCTGTCTTGAAAAGTTTAAGACGAGATGTGAAAGATACGGGCATTGTTATAATAAGAAAATATTATTTAGCAACAAATAGTAGAAAACGGATCAAAGATCAAAAATCCAAAATCCCAAAAACGAAATCAAAATGGGAAAAATCATCATTTTCCAAAATCTTTGCCTGACAGCAGCTCGATCCAGAACAACAAACAATGTATCTGCCCATGGAGATATGGATGAAAATTGCGGAGCTGGTTCAGTCGGAGGACCTGCTGTCTTTTTCAAGAGGATCAAGTATTATGAAGAAGGCATCAGAAAAGGAGATTGCGAAGCGGAAGGAGAACGGGCACTGCTTTCTCTGCAATGGCTATGGAGGGGGAGACTATGGTAGCAACGACCCGTGCCGTAGCTGTGGCGAACCGCCGGAATGTAATTGGTACTAGGAAGCCAAAAAAAACACCCGAAAAAATCTGTAGTGTATTTATGTAGTCATTTTACACCATAATCCATAGAAATAACCTAGATCCGGGGTCTCTAACTATATCAGAAGAAAAAAAATATAGAAATAAAAATCCCTTTAAAGATTTTGACATTTCTATAATGTAATATAATATAAAATGACGGACGTCTTCTACTACAGCAACAAAAGCAAGCCATGCGCGCTGATTCTGCAGCAATTGGAGACGATGCCGCACATTCGGTCCAAGTTCCAGTATGTTTCAGTAGACACTACGAAGCCGCAACATCAGATCCGTAGTGTTCCTGCAATGGTGCTGGAGTCGAGGCTGTTGGAGGGTAAACAGGTGTTTGAGTGGCTAGAGAGCGAGAAGCACAACAATACACTGCCGGCGTTTGAGCAGGGATTTGGCACGAACAACTTCACATCAATCCACAATAATGACTCCCCTGCAGAGAATAACCACAACTTCACTTACATTGAGGAACATGCGCCAATGGCCAGCCAAGGTCATCCAGGCCAGGGGCAAACTAGTGGAGGAAAGCCACAGAAGATAGCCGATTCGGCGATTGATGATCTCATTGCCAAGCGGAAGGTCGATATCCCAATTCCTCGCCAGAGATCCTAGGTAATATGTTCATCAACCCGTAATAAAGAAATAAACAAATAAAATAGAGTAGTGTGATGATCAGAAAGAATTAATTTAAAGTTTATAATGTTTAGTACTGCTAAAGAAATAGAAATGGAAACCGATGAGCCCCCAAACCATAACCGCCTCTTCGAGTTCCAGACGGTACAGAGCCATTCATTAAAGACGCTGTTTGAGGTGCTGAAGGATATTCTCACCGATGTCAACATCATATTTGACGAGACGGGTATCAAGATCATGTCCATGGATGGAAATCACGTTGCACTCATCCACCTGAAGCTGGAGGCGGAGAATTTTGAACACTTCTACTGCAAGCAGAAGACAATGATTGGCGTTTGCATGATGTCCATCTACAAGCTGATGAAGACGGTGTCAAACAGTGACACGGTCTCAATGCATATGGACATTGACAACACCGATCTCCTTCACATCTCCATAAAGAATGCCGAAAAGAACTCTGTGACGAATTTCAGCCTGAAGCTGTTGGACATAGACGAGGAGGAGCTTCAGATTCCGGATGTGGACATAGACTGCATTGTGACGATGAACTCCAACGAGTTCCAGAAGCTGTGCAGGGACATGACAAACATCAAGGACACTATCACCATCACGAGCGAGCGGGACAAGATCTCCTTCTCATGCGAAGGGGACTTTGCAAAATGGGAGACCATCATTGGAGAGACCAGTCACGGACTGTCCTTCAGCAAACAGGCCGATCACTATATTTCGGCAGAGTACTCCCTCAAGTACATCAATCTGTTTACCAAGTCGACGAATCTGTGCAACACAATCGAGCTGTACCTGAAACCAGATTATCCTCTTATAATGAAGTACAATGTTGGCAATCTTGGAGAGATCCGATTCTGTCTGGCTGCCAAAGCACAGACCGACTAATTTAAAAAATAATAGTAATAATAACAAAACGGTATGCCCTGTGCGTTAAATCCAAGATCAAAACCTGGAAAAAAGGTGCTGAATTTGCAGGGGATCAGTTTATACAAAAAGATGCTCGCGAGTACAAAGAACAGCAAGGTCCCCAAAGCTGCTTTTGAAAAACTGTCACATACGAATCAGTTTACGCTTGCCGGGCTGTTCGGAATTAGTGAGAAAGAGTACAGAGAGACGGGAATTGTGAATGCAATTTACAGAAGGCAGGCAGGCCGCACCAAGTTCAAAGAAATACTGAGTAAATGCAGCTGGCTGCCGAGCAGCAGTATAAGCGTGAATATGAAAAATATGAGTAAACTGATAGTGTCTGCTTTGGAGCCAGAATATTATATGAAGATCCATCATAATAATAAAAAGTTTCCTTTAAGTGCTAAAGATATACGGACAGTGCCGTACAAGCCGGATGACCTGGTGTACTCCATACCAGACGAGGACGGCTCCCGCACCGCCATCCATGAAAATTATAATCATTTCAACTTTAACCACCACAACAACAATGCGCACCAGATCCCTGGGGGTTATTACATGCTGTACGACACACACATGAGGCTGCGAATAAGCACTATCCCCAACATAAAAACGACCGACATGATGTACTTCATGGAGAAAAACTATCGTGATCTGTACTCCAAACTTCTTGAGTTAAATGCAAAAACATATTATGCGTTCACATACCAACAAATAATATGGCTTATCAACAAATTCATTGAGCATGCGGTGATCAAAGAGATGATACATATGCGGTTTGCGTATCAAACAAATAAACTTGTTCCGGGTGTAGATAATCTATATTATGTGACGGACAAGCTAACCTATGACGGCAAAATCGTGACCGACCTTTCAATCAAAACATCTCTGGAGGGAATCCAAAATCCCCAATATCCTATGATTAAGAGGAACGTGCTGATCACATTCAACAAAGGTGCTATGGTGTTTGCCAGCACTGCACAGAACAGGTTCCCTCGTATAAAGAAAGTATAGTGCAAATGTGACAAGGTGTATTTTAAACCGAGGTGGTAATAATAATACTAATAATAATATTGGAAATAGTAATAGAAGGCAATGAGCATGAACGTCAACATTCAAAGAGGAAATAAATCCACCATAAGAAACATTATGAGGGGACAGAACACTACGATGAGTTCATTACAAATAACAGACGAACCCATGTATTTTATTCAGGGTCATTCGAGTATGAACACACATTCAACATTCAGACTAAAGCAGCGACAATGGTTGTTCTTCCGAGTGGAACCAGACAGCTACTATTTGTCACACAGTAAAAAAGATATTATCAGTATGATACAAAAAAAAGAAGGTGTAAAAAGCCTCCGAGAAGCAATCCGAAAGCCTGGGTCGTCATTTAGAAGAAAGGGGCAACTAATGCGCCCCGGTCAGATTGTCCAGAATGTGGCCATACAATATAACGAGAAGATTCCAAAATTTGCGATGCCAGTTGTTAAAAATAATTTGAAAACTGCAATGCAACTGAAGACGGGGAATACAACGACACTTGAAAACCTAATAGGAGATGACGAGGGTTTATTTGTTATAAGTGCTTGCCGAAAAGCGGACAATTCGCATAAGAATATAGCTAAAGCACTGCAAAATCAGAAGAATACGAATAATGCAGCCGACCAACAATACATGAACTCAATAGCTTTTACAGATGAAATTTTGGAGATTAATATTCCCAAGGATAAAGACGGTTCCCCTTATAATAACGGATACGGAACTAATACGGCGGAGGAAACACGTAATATAGAAATTATTAAAAAAAAAATCAAATCGAACTATGTTGCCAAACAGAAAGACCGCCTTTTCTCTTTAATTCCAACAACACGTTCTGCTTTTGAATCTCTTCTGAAAAAAGAAAGAAAAGAAAGAAAAAAACCTCCAAAATTATTAGAGTTTCGTAACATTCTAAATCTTACGACAAAACAAATCAAAAATAAATTTAATTACAATGTGAAACAGGTTTGGACAAGAAACCTTATTAGCAGGCTAATGTCTATAAATATGGGGACGAGCAAACTTACCAATAAAGAGTATAAAGCAACAGTAGCGAGATTCTTAGTTCTTTTGAATCTGAATGCATCAAATCTGTAAGAGTCAAACACAAATAAAAAAGAGCATCAACAAACAGTAAAGGAAATAAACATAGGTGACACGAAACGGAATCCACAGCAGTATCATGAATAAATATAGTATATTAATATATAATTATATATGAATGAATTATGGAAATCATCATTAGACATTAAAAAAAATCTGCCAATTTATTTCATTCAGGGCCACTCTTCGGAGACCACAAGCAAAACCTTTAAGCTCAAACCTGACCAGTGGATATTCTACAGGGTGAAACCGGGACATTTTTGCGTTGTGAATGAAAATTCATCAATGTACAACATGATACGGGATGAGAATCCGTTCGGAGGCATCGAAAGTCTGCGTCAGCTCATAATGAATCCAAATTCAAGCTTTAGAAGAAAGGGTCAGCTGAAGAGACCTGGTCAGTTTGCCCTGGATGTGAGTATAGATTACAAGAACAGACTGTCCATATATGAAACTCCTGTTAGCAAGAGTAATTATAATAGTTTGATGGAACTTGGGACGAATTCTGCGGAAAAGCTGCAGACACTTATAGGCAATAAGAAAGGTATATTTGTGGTATCAAGTTGCAGGTCACCGGGTGCATCCACCATGTTCCAGTATTTGTCCAATATGGAATTGAAACGAAAGAAGATGAATAACAATCTAAATAAAGCCAACATGGCATCCCGGGAGGTTCAATTCATGAGACACAACAATATGTACAATACGAACAACAATGAAAACACTAGTTCAATGGAAAAGACAATGTTTATATTGGCAGATAGAAATAAAAAAGCAGCGATCACCCGGATTCAACGAAAGATAGAGAAAAAATTGGAGTTCCCGCATGATGCAAAAGGTTTGAGGAGATTCATGAGAAGCAAAAAAAAGGGATATTCGAAATACAAGGAGCTGATGAATGCAGAGATGAAAAAATCGCCCGAACTGAAGAGGTTTATGAAGGACTATCTCCACAGAAGGGTGAAACGGATATTTGCGGATCCAAAGAACGAAGACCATGCAGAAAAGCTAGCAATGCAGTTTATACAGATGGTGGGTTTGAAAAACATGTAAAAATAGATTTTATAATATAGAATGAACGTGATAAAGAGAAATGGAGAATCCCAGGCGGTGGACTTCAACAAGATCACAGAGCGTCTTTCTAAATTGACCCAGGAGCAGACGCTTGACATAGATCCGATCTTTGTTGCCCAGAAGGTGTGCGCCAGTTTGAGCAACAGTATTAAGACCACAGAGCTGGACAAGCTTGCAGCGGAGATAGCAGCGTCAATGGCCACGGAAGACCCGGACTACGGCACGCTGGCAGCCGCCGTCACCATATCCGACATCCACAAGAACAACCAGGGACGGTCCTTCATCGATGTACTGACCAGCACGCCGAATATAGATCCCGAAGTTCTGGCCTTTGCCGAGGTCCACGAAAAAAATATTAGGGATACTATAGACTACAAGAGGGACTACGCCTTCGACTACTTCGGTATCAAGACGCTTGAGAAGAGCTACCTCCAGAAGGACGCTAATGGCCTAACAAGCGAGCGACCTCAAGACCTCTTCATGCGAGTCTCCCTAGGGATCCACAGTGGCGGGGACATAGAAGATGCGCTTGAGACCTATGACTATATGACCCGTAAGATGTTCACACATGCGACACCAACAC